AGATGCAAAATTTTGGGATGAAATTGAACGATTTCCTGCCTAATTTGCTGAAAAATTTATATTTTTCGCGTCAAATAAATGCAACACCAACAGCAAAAACATCAACAACAACATCAACAGCGCCGTCAACAACAGCAACAGCAACAGCAACAGCAACAGCAACAGCAACAGCAACAGCAACAAAAGCAACAACAACAAAAGCAAGTCATTCAAACCTTGTCGATAGGTCCTTTGAACAAAAAATATAAAGAAATCTTTAGAGAGCATTTTGATGCATTTAGAGATATTATTATTCACAGTGAAGCGGTCGTCGCAGGAGGTGGAGTCTTGGCCATCTATGCAGGATATGAAATTTCCGACTTGGATATCTATGTCAATACAGAAAATGCCAAAGATTTGTACATGACTCTTCGAACTTTTGGATATTATTCGAATTATGAAAGATGGGGTAATATTGCTCCACCCTATGACGATTCATTCTTTCGCAAAAATAATATTTTGGCGCGGTTCCGTCTAACACACATTGCCAGTAGAGCTGATCATCAACATGCTTTGGTTAACTCTAATCCTGCTGATGTTTACCCGCAGCAAAATGGATTATGGCATTGTAATTCTTGTGGACGAGCGAACTTAATTGGTCCAATGTGGCACTGTCCTGACCCTCAATGTGAGTATGATCTATGCCAGACGTGTTATCTCCACGTGACCAATCAAATAAAAATACCGCATATTGATATCATGATGATACCTGATCGCATTCCTGTACGACAAGTCGTGACGAATTTTGATTTGTCGTTTTGTCAAGTTTGGTATGATGGTCATAAAGTTGAAACCAATCACAGGAAGGATATTTTGACAAAACACGGGTTTTTACAAAAAGATTATCAAGAAGCATTGTTTACCAAATTCAATTGGTTTATCATATCTCGTATACGAAAATACAATGATCGCGGGTTTGAAGTACAAGTAGCCTATACACCTGTTTTACAAAGCTTTTTCAATAAAGTGGATGAAGACTTTGAATTAGAGGACTTGGATATCACCAAACCAATCTTTATCAAAGTAACGGTAAACCATTTCATCGCTGGTGATGGAATTGTCATTCAAGATAATATTATTCATTTCAACTTACACGAGGATCCAGGTCCTTATGGTATGAATTATATCGAAAATATAAATTTAGTAGACGAGTATGGCGAGGGTCAGCATCGAGTTTTGACAGACGAAGAAGAATGGGTGGCCAAAAAAATTTATCGAGCTCTTATTTATAAGCAGTCTTTCCGCCAAATACCACCTTGGGGTCAAGGGATTCGCGTAAGTCGAGGAGATCGTGATGTATTATGGATAATTGACCATCCATTAGATCCACCAAATATGGAAACGGTTACTGAGTATCTTGAGGAAGAAACATTACCGTTCCAAAGAAGAAACTTTTTAATTGACGCATTCGAATCTATCGTTTATTACAATGATAAAGATGCATATATGTCAATTATAAAAGAATGGACAGGTCTTGATGATGAAGATTTTGAAATGAGGGAATCTGAGCAACAATACGAAACTGATGGACCAGATATTATTCGTCGAACACCACAACAAAATAAAAAGCAAGCAGACTTGCACAATTTGAAAAATTTTTTGCAAGGATCTGGAAGCATTGCTAAATTACAAAATATTTCAAAATCAACAATGTTACAATTTATTCGCAAATTTAATCAAAGTGCTCGACAACAATCAAGCACACAACAACTAATTGCGATGCTTCAAGCACAAAAAGCACGAAAAATACAACAAATGAAAGCTCAAGCTGCAAAAACAACAGTGCAAATCGTGCAAACCGATATTTTTGGAAATGATATTGTTGACCCCGTTCTTGGAGATGATGGAGTTATATATGATAAATCCAGTTTAGAATATTTATTTGCACGAAATCAACAAGGACAATACTTGAACATGGCGACTTCCGATTTTTACAGAAAAAAACCAATTTATAAAATTATTGGTGGTTCTGTACCATTAACAAAATATCAAACCAAGCAACAGATTATGAAAAAATATCAAACCCTTGCTCCATACTTGAAAAAGCAAGAGAAGCCTCGCCAGCAACAAAAGCAGCAACAAGGGCAGCAACAGCAACAACAATATTTCTATGCCAGTTAGCGCAATCAAGCATAAACAATATACATTCCTTCTTTTTCGACAAATCCTAGACTTTCCAAGGAATTGATAATGGGGCCAACATCAACAGGCAAATATTTTTCTATCAAATCGCTCTTCAAAATTTTCTTGTTTACTTTCAAGTCTCGCATTATACTAGCTTTTATTCTATCTTCTGCTGAACACAAGGAAGGAATTTTTGTTGGTTTTGAAGGCACTGAAGAGTCGATACACATTACTTGATGGTTTCTTGCAAGATGCGGTGAAACAATGTAATGATCTCTTTGGAGTGTAACAACATGCTTTTTAATTAAAATGTCAAGTATGAATTGTATGTTTTCTTTCGCAAGATTCGTAAGCTCACTTATCTTTATCGTCGTTAGTTTGCAATAATCATTAAAGCAGAACAGTACAACAAATGAGAGAAAATCAACTTTTAATTCTGCAAGGCCAAATGTTATAGTTACAAAGCTACTTTCGTACACCCACTTTAATTTTCTGCTTGGATAAATTTTCTTGTAATTTTCTTCGTGTATGATTTGCAATGATGAGATACATTCAGGTATGACTAGATGAGGATACAATATCTTATAATTGAAAGTGTCATTAAATACAAATAATTTATCATAGATATATGATTCATGACCAAAATCCAATAACAACTTTTGGTATTTTGTTTCACATACTTTTGGCAAATTACTGTAATTCATATAACTTTTTATTATGGATTCCTTCTTGATCATTTGCATGAAATGATTACAAAATTGTTCTTCATTACTGCAAAAAGGTACTAGATAATTATATTTTGCATCTTGAAATACCATTAAAGCAAGATCATAGTTGTCCCGTTGACTTAGTTTATGTTTAATTTCATTTTGAATCACATTCAAATCAACGATTACAATATAATTTTGTAATTGCATCGACATTATATAAATGTCTCGTATAGATTGAATATTGCTATATTGCTTTCTAATAAAAGCCTTGCATAGTTCGTTATACCTCTGCAATAAAGGTTTATAATAGCTTAGAATTTGGAAAAGCTTTTCTAGTTTGGAAGAATTATGCTCAAGACAAGTAGTTACATAATCATCAAATTTTGGATATTCGATTGCGTTTATCAAAAATAATCGACAGATTTCTTCATCATTCTTGTCGATTATCATCGTTTCAAAATCCAACATTGAATATCCTTGATGTTGCATAAAAAATTTCTTACACCATATATAAAAATTATCCAAATACAAATCTTGATTAAACAGTTCTACAATTTCTCTTTCAATATCCATAAATTTGCGCAAACTTTTACCATTTAATAAACATTCCTTGATGATTGATTCGTAACTTGGTACATGAACGATAAAATACCAAGTTTCGCCAACAAGTTCTTCAAAATATTTGTATTTACCAGGCACAATAGGATTAAAAATATGATGCTTTCGAATTATTTGTCGATTAAATGTTTCATATTTTTCCTGCAACGCTTGAATATTTGTAAAAAAATCTTGATAAGCAGATTGATACTCTTGCAAATTTTCAAATGATTTTATACCTACCACTTTGTCTATAACTTCTGAATGTAATTTATTATAAAAATTTAATTGTTCATTATTCATGGACTTGTCGTTGGTTACAATATAACAATAATAATCAATTTTTACAATGCTTCCCAAATTTCTTCTACAAGTCCGTATTTTATACAAGTTTCTGCATTCCATAATTGATCTTTTTTGAGTTGTTCTTCTAGATCTGTGGGTGACATTTTTGTTTTTTTCAAGTAAATGGATTTAATGTGTTCCATTAGCATTTTCGAATTTTCAACACTTTCTACCATATTTGAATACTTTCCCCATGTTCCAGAGCGAAGTTCGTGAATCAACATGAAGGAATTGCTAGTCATAAATCGTCGTGTTCCTGCAAGTGCCAACAATGTTCCAGCAGAGGCAACATAACCCTTGCTTATTGTATAAACTGGAACTTTCATGGATGTAATTGTATCCATTACAGAAAAAACTTGAAACAAAGAACCACCCGATGAAGTAATGAATAATTTAATTGGTTTTACACTTATACTGTAGTCTACACTTGACAAGTCATCATCATTTTCAACATCTTTCAACTTTTCCAATAACTTCTTCTTCTTCTTCAAAAGTTTGGACTGTAAATTCAAAAGCTCGGTAATTAATTTAGTTATGCTTGTTTGACCAATGACGGAATTGAAATGAATTTCATTCGTGCTTTCATTTACATGAATCGATGTAGACTCTTTTTCTACGATAGATGAATCGCCAGTGCTCATTTTTATTTTTTGGAATTTACTCTTAAATAAAAATTGAAGTTTGTTGTTCAAATCTAATCAAATTCTAGATGCGAAACTTTTTATTGAATTCTATACATTTTCCAAAACTTCATCCGTCAAGCTGTGCGAAAAAGTATCCTTGGGGATGGAGATCACAATATAATATTATAAGATGTGTCAATAAACATCAACGAGAACCCGATATGTATGATTCTTTTGATAATTATGATCCTGATGAATTTAAAAGAGGATGTGCACAAGCCTATATAACTATTTTTAACCAATACAAGTATGGTCACAATTTCTTGGATAAATCTTATTGTTCACCAGCATTATCCATTGCTCTTAATTTACTACGAAATAATTCAAAATTTACGGAATTACAAGTTCCCAAAATTGAAACAATTCGAATAATTGACAATTGGGAATTATACGAACGCACAATGTCAAATTCTAAATATTTGGGATTATTGGATAAAAAAGAATTAAAATTAGAAATTCTACAAGGTATGTTAGGTCCAGAAAAAGAAATTTATATACCATTAAAACATCAAGTAAAAGTTCATTTTGCTTGTAATAAACGACACGACATTTGGGTTCTAGAACGCGACCTTAACAAAGAAGATTCAGATTGGCAAGTTTGCAATATTAATCAAATAATTTTTTGAAAATCTTGAATAATAATAGAAATGCAATCTAAATATTTTTTAGGTATCGGAATTAATTATATCGGAAGCACATCTGAGCTTCAGGGTTGTATCAATGATGTAATCGCTACAGAGAAATTTTTTAAAACTAAATTTCCAAATTTACAATCAACTTTTTTAACTGACTATACAGTTAAAAAACCTACCAAAGATGTCATCTTGACACAATTACAAGAATTATTAGTAAAAAGCAAACCTTTTGATACTATAATTTTGCATTATTCAGGACACGGGACAAGCATCGCGGATAATGATAATGATGAAAATGATAAAAAAGATGAGTGTATTGTACCCATCGACATGTTAATTATAACAGATGATGAACTAAATAATTTATTAAATACCAATCTAAAACCTGGTGTCTTTTTATTTTGTTTATTTGATTCATGTTTTAGTGGTACTGTTTTGGATCTCAAATATACTTGGATCTCTTCATCTACTCCTATTCAAAAGAATAACGATAAACCACAGCCCCGAGGAAAAATTATAATGATTAGTGGATGTCGAGACGATCAGACTAGTGCCGATGCATTTATCAATAATAAATATTCAGGAGCTTTGACTAGCGCATTTCTAGATACATATACAATGTCCTCAAGTTGGACAAATTTAGTTGAAAATATACGAGG